TCCTTCCTTTAGGAACATGCCAAAATTTTGAATTCCTATAGCAACTTTGTCAATAATAGGAACTACATTTCGTAGTTTCGAGAATAGGCTACCAATAGCCCCTGTTGATTTGAACAGATCGACAATTTTCTTGATAGTTTCTACGACGATTCCGACGATCACTCCCGAAATTAAAGCCAACACCACAAAAATTTTGGTCAAAATTCCACCACGACCATCTCGCATGTCCGTGAGGATAGCAATTTGCATATCGGCAGCACTAACCAAATTCTTTGCCCACTCAGGTATGTCGGAATCTTTCTCTTTTTCTGCTTCTATTCTTGCTTGATAGTCTGCTTCCACCAAAGTGGTTTGAAAGCGTTGGGTCTCGTCCATGCTCTTGAAGATTTTGATCTGTTCATCAACATCTTTTTGTCGTTTTGTAGTTTCCTTTTCGGCGTTCTTAGCCGCCTTGATTTCAGCCACCGCCGCACCAGTTCCCTGCTTGATATACAACTCTTGGAGTTCTTTCTTGACGGTATCTTTTTTGATGTTCTCTCTTGAGATGATCAGTTCCTTGACAATGCTGTCACGAACTTTGATGTCACTTGCTTGTCCCATCTTGAAACGATCTACGGCTTCTTTGTCTGTCCGATCAACCCCTGCATCGTTCATAGCACCTGTGACAGTTTCGTTGATGATTTTCAATGTCTCTAATGCAAGCCCTGTCTTTTCCATACCACCAACGCCCGAAGACGCTGCTGCGATGTTTTTATCGAGGGAGGCCATTTTGTCTGCGACAATCTCTTGTCCTGCTTTTTGCTTCAATGCAAAGTCATTAACAAACTCGATGAATTCGCTTGTGGATTTCTCAGCATCTTTTGCCAACAGTTCCAATTTAGACGCTATGTTTTTGTCGCCGTCTGTGGTGGCTTTGAGGAGAATTCTGGCTTCTCTGACAGTCACCTCAGAATCGTCAGCCAAAATTTCGAGACTATAGTCTATTTCTTTTTGTAGAGTTTTGATTGCGGTTCCAACAAGACCCATATTCTTTTGGTTGTCTTCTTGCATCCGCAATGTTGTCCATAGTTCTTTTTCGGCTACTTCTAACGCTTCCTTGTCGTTTTCTTGTACCGCTATAAAACTTTTCTCTTGGGCAGCATCTATGCTTGTCTGATTGGTTTTCAGTCTCTCTGTGAGTTTTTCAAGTTGATCTGTTTGTTCTTGTTGTATTTTCAGTTGCTTCTCAAGAACATCAACCATTCCTTGGTCAAATCCCCCTGGAGGCATGCGAACATCAAGAATACTTCTCTTGTTGTCGCTTCCTGGTGCGGTGGTTCTGTTGTTGTTTGTTTCGCCTTGTTCTGCCATTTGGGGAGTCCTAATTAAATGTTAGTGTCTACTTTTTTCTTGCTCCATCTGTTCCTTTTCGTCCTTTAGGTGCTGTATCAGAAGTTCGATGTAGATTCGACGCTCCCAAGGAATCATGTTCTCAATTTCTTCGAGTGAATACTTGTGATGCTGAATCATCGCAAAATTCGTCTCGAAGTAGTTCATGAGTCCGTCATGAGAGGTCGATACTAGAAAAAATCTTGAGCACCTCTTAAGGTGACGGGATCAACATTGCCGCACTTGCACTTGTATTCGACTTCCTTCCGCAACTGAGGCATCGTCTCAAAGAATCCTGATAGTTCCTTGAACTGTGATTGTGTGAGATTGTCCAAGAACTCCCCCACTTCAGTTTCTTCAAGATCCTTCGTGGTGAATGTTCCCTTCGGGGTGTGAATCTTGTCGATACAAAGTGCCATGAGTCGAAATAGTCTTTGTGCTTCGGATTCCGTCTCTTGAATCTTCTCGATGTCTGAGAATTGAGGGTATCGCATATCGAGAATAACTTCCTTGGTGATCTCTACTGTGGATTTGTGGTTGCTGTTTCGTGTCGGCTCAACCAAAGAGAGATCAACCACAACTTCGTTGGTTACTCCACATTTCGAGCATTTGATCATCGGTTTTGCTGTCTCACCTACAGACTTGCTGCGAATTTTCACAAAGAGATATTCAATGTCCATCATGGGAGATTCGGACATAGCCATCTTTCCAAACGTGCATGCGTTTACAACGTCCTGCATCGCTCGAAACATTTCTTTTTCGTTCTTGGATTCTGAAGCAATGAGGAGAATCTTTTCCTCTCGTACCAAAAATGGTCTATAGATGATTTTCTTGCCGTTGCTGGGCAAAATCAGTTCATGTGTTGGTGTTGCGGCAATTATGCCTGTCAATGTTCCCATAACGAGTTAACTCCTTTGTTGATTGTTGTTTGATATCACCACCCAAGAAATCCTTGTCCCTGCGACACAAATGCCAATCCCTGTGTGAACAGTTGTGAAATTTCATCGTTTGGATTTTGTGCAGGAAGCCCGTCCCGTTGTGGATCGAAGACGTTTCCTTCAATTCCTCGCAAGGTGCTGTTTTTACGGAAGTTTTTGTTTCGGTATTCTATCTTTTCAAGGTTCGATTCTGTCTCTGTCCTTTGAAAGTATTGATAGTCCTGAGCAGAATCCGTAATCAATGCGTCTGAAATCCCAGGAATGTTGAATTTTTTGTCGATATTTCTCAACAAACCAACTCTGGCAGATATGCTTTTTGCAGTTTCCTTGACCATTTCCCGAGTGAAGTTGCCGTTTTCGTCTACGATCTTCATATCTTCGGTGATTCCTGGGATTTTTGGCTCTCCAAGTTTGGTGATTTCTCGAAACATGAAATCTACTTTGACCTTTAGGGGTTCACTCACAGCGGCGTATGATTGATTGCCTCCGTTGATGGTGAAGTTATACGGGTAGATCTCTGTTAGGCGTACTCCAGAAATTCGATTTTCGAACACGATTGATGCCAATGCTGCATCCAAAGATGGAACCATATTTGGAAGTTCGGCGATCACAATCGAGGATCCCTTTGTGTAGTCATCGTAATATGATTGTTGTTTACTGACAGGATCGATGATGATATTCTGCCACATCTCGAAGATGTTCTTTTCGAACATGTCCCCAAGGACATGGAACTCAATCGAGGCTCCTGCTGAGTTGTTGGAGTTGATCGCATACGGAACAAGTCGTGCTGGTTGTGTGATCGATATGTCGTGTGTCATGAATGATTTCGACGGCAAGGCCACCGAAGAGCATGTGAGAGCAAGTCGTTGTTTTATTTCTTCGGAGTTATACCCAAGAGAAGAAGCAACAAATTGGTTTGGTTGAATGAGAACAAGGTAGCGGTTTGCTTTCGCCAACCCCTTCCCACGCAAGTTTGACATGAATCCGTCGATAAAGTTTACAGGCATAGCAGTTTACTTAGAATATTTAGCCGACCATTTCCAAACATCTTCACGGGATGCCCCCTTAAATTTCTCCAACGGCATAAAGGTCGTGATTTGCCACTCATCGGAGGGGATCAAATTTACCTTTGACACAATGTTCGAGAGGTAATACATCTTCAGGGCAGACCGAAAAGGTTTCAGTTTCGTTGCCGCCTTCAGATAGTTATATGTTGCTTTGAAGCGAGATGGGGGATTGTGAACATAGTCTGGGTTGGTCACGAATTTTAATAGGTTGTTCAAGAAGTTTGCACGGACGGACGGGGAGAGGTAGTGGAGATTTAGCCCAAGAACGTTGTTTCCTCTCTTGTGGAGGAGAATCACAAGGGGGAAAGCATCCCAAAAAGGCAACGTGTTTTTTGTCCTTGGGTCATATCCGAAGAATAGCATTGAACCTTCCATAAGAGCAGAAGGTTGTTTGTTTGTCTTGGGATTGCTTTTGATAAAGTGCTGCGGATTCATCTGTGTTTGGATATTTGACAGATTTTTTGCCAGCCATCTGGTAGCCTGTTCGGATTGAAGATCCTTCCCCGAGCGGTCAAACTGACGCAATACCCCTTGCACTGCTCTTTTCGTCATGTCACTCCTCCAGTTTTCGCAAAGAGATTGTCTTCGGTTAGTAGTTTGAACTCCCACCCCCGAGTCTCACATACCTTCTGTGCGGCACTCCATTTTGCGCTATTAACCAACCAATTCTTCATCTGCAATATTTTGGACTTCGAAGTCTTCTTTGTCTTTGGTGGTTCTGGTTTCTTCGTTTGGGCTTTTGGTTTCACTTCAATTAGGTATTCCCGAGTTTTTCCGTCCTTCGACACCACTTTAACCCAAAAGTCAACAAAGTATCGGTGCATCCGACCGTCAATGGGAGACATATATGGAATGATCACTTCCTCAGAAGACCATTGAATTATTGAGGACGTGTCATCACAAAAAACCATAAACTTCCGCTCCCACAAAGACCTGTAGAAGCATGTTGTTGAGTCTCCTTTGTACTTTTCAGGATGCTTGGGTCGATACTTTCCTTTGTAACTCGTGTTTGAGTGCTTGATATGGTCTCCTTGCTTCGTATTTATATTCTAACGATCACTAAATACGAATATGCCTCAGCCCTTATTTCCAGGTTCCTTCAACGCCAACTATGGACAATTCCAAGATGGTTTTGGTGTTGGTATCATAAAAGACAAGTTTCAAGCGATACTTGATGCTGCTGGAGAAGTTTCCGCACCACTATTGACATACCCGATAGATTTGGGTAATTCTGCTGAGGATCAATTTATGATTCGTTTTGATATCCGTGAAACTGGGGGAGCCTCAATAAACAACACGAGAGCCGTACAGAATTTTGCTGTGGATCTGACAAAGTTGGGTTCTGCGGAGGGTGGGGTGCTAGGTGCGCTGAAACAGGTTGGGGGATTTGCCGCCGCCGCCGTCGCTCCAGCGGTCGATGCGTTGCTTGCAGGTTCGGGAGGGACTAAGGGGTCAGGACTAAGCGACACAGACAAATTTGGGAAGGGGAGAGATTCATTCATTGAAGAATCGTTGGGTATTAGTAATCTCACCACCCATGTTGCTTCTCTCTACTTGTACTTGCCTGGGAATATAGCCATCGGATACAAGTTCGAGTACGAAGATGCAGACCTCTCAGGGATGGACATTCTCAAGGGGTTGCGTAGCCTAACCGAAACGAGTGGGGCTGGGGCAGCAGCACAAGCAGCGATTGCAAGAAAGATCGGAATGTCTGCTTTGAGTGCTGCCGACAGCGTTACTGAGTTGATTGGAGGCAAAGATACTCTCATCAACTCAATCAAGTCAAGTTCCCGCCAAGTAGAAAACCCATTCGTAGTTCATATGTTCAAGGGAGTGGGAAGAAGAACTTTCAAATTTACGTTTTCTATGATTGCTCGATCCGAGAAAGAAGCGGTAGCAATCGACAACATAACAACGATGTTTCGTAAGTATGCCCACCCCAAGCGTTCCGAAGGTGGTCGTTTCCTAGATTTCCCAGCAGAGTTTGGTATCTCTTTTCTATACAAACAAAACGAAAGCATACGAATGCCCAAAATTCGTAAGTGTGCCTTGGCGGGAATCAATCTAAACTATGGGGAAAATACCTTCACGACTACCAAGGCAGACGCAAACGGTATGGTAACTCCAACAAAAATTGTTATGGAACTTGAGTTTGAGGAACTTGAAATTCTCACCCAACAAAGCATAGCAGAACAGGGAGCATAATCTATGGCATACTTCTCTAACATGCCTGTTTTCAACTATCCGTTTGTCGTGAATGAGCGAACTGAATATATCAATTCTCGAAATATCATGGTTCGGGCAAAGTTTCTTGATTATGTCAAGAACACACAGACTGCTTATCTGAATTATATTGTTCGTGATGGAGAAAGACCCGAAACCTTGGCGCAACGTGTCTATGGTTCTTCTGATTTGCATTGGGTTATTTTGTTGTTTAATGAGATTCTCGATCCGTTTTTTACATTTCCTATGTCTTCTGCTGATCTTGCAAGGGCTGTGGACAAAAAATATGCGGGGGTAACTCTTTTTGTGAACATGAAAAATATTCAGTTCACGAGGAATGGGGTGGTGAATAAAGCAAACGAGGAGTTGTGGTATGAGGTTGGATCTACAATCACTCAAGGGGATGCAACAGGAATTGTAAAAATGTGGGATCCAAATCTCTACAAGATTGTTGTTGAACAAACAAGTGATCGTGAGTTTTCCATATCAGAAGGAGTTCAAAACCCAACAAACACCAATCTAGATCTGATACAAGTACGCAATGATGGTGTCACAATCTATTCGGCTGTTGGTCGAGTGGTAGCAGAAGACAAATATTCGGTTCACCATTTCGTAGATTCTGAAACAGGAGATGTCGTAGATCACCATGCATTGATCACCGATGAACTTGGAGATTTGGTTGATAGTAGCGTCATCAATCGGTACGCAGTTTTTGGGCAAGAAGTCATTGCCCTTGCCAATTTGGTTGCGGTTGCTGTCTCGAATTTTCAATATGAAACAGATAAAAATGATGCTCTCCGCAGCATAAAGATGATGCGCCCCGAATTAATGGATCTCGTCATCAAGGATATGCGAAAGGTTTTCGTTGGCTAAAAAATCCACTGAGAAAATCTATAACGCAGGTGATGTCATTGTCGATGAGATCAAACTAGTTTCGTATTCAGGGTTTGAACTAGATCTTCGCAAGATTGTTGGAGACTTTTCGATCTACGAAGACCTCTACTCAAACACTTTGTCGGGGTCTATTGTGTTCCCTGACTCCATGAACCTCGTTAGAAACACTCCCATCATCGGTGATGAGGATCTCTATATCACCTTCTACACACCTGGAGTTGACACAAAACCACGAAGAGTTCGGTTCAAGGTGTTTAAGATTTCTTCATTTGTTCGGGGAGTAGGTAGTGCCACAGTTGTAGTTCGTTTGGAGTTTGTCTCTCACTTGGCAGAACTTTCGGCTCGAACCAAGTTGAATCGTTGTCTTCGAAGAATGACATTTCAGGAAATGGTGTTGGCTGTGTATTCCGACATGAAGATACAAGATCCTGCTTTGCCCGACATTCGGGGGGTGGCGACGTTTGGGCAATCGACGGTGATTGTTCCAAATTGGTCTCCTTTATATGCGATAAATTGGTTTGCTCACCGATCAGTTTCTGTTGAGAATCAACAGGTTGCCGATTATCTGTTTTACGAAACACTTGATGGTGCTAGATTCTTTCCTCTCTCAAAACTCAAAGAAACTTTTCCTGTAGCAAAATACAAATCTGCACCAGGAGGGTTCAGATCTGCTAGTGGTGAGCGAATGATTGAGTCTGAACTTCGCAATATCACAAGTTATGCCATACGAGATATGGGAGACAAACTACGAGAAACCAAACTCGGAATGTACGCATCCACCATGCTCGTGCACGAAACAACAACCAAGTCGTATTACACAACACCCTTTAGTTATCGGGATTCGTTTTCAGATACTCCCCACATGAACAAAGGGAGAATGATTCCATATGACGCTCCTGTGCAAGACAGGTATGCAGCACATGTGAAATACTACGACAAATCTCACTTCATGTTTGATGGAGTTGATGACACAAACTACATCGACAAGGCACAAAACCGACAATCATTGCTGAATCAGATGAATGCAATGACTATGGTCATAGATGTCTATGGAGACACAACTCTTCGTGTGGGCAACATGATTGAGGTTGAGTTTTTCTCACAAGAATACACTAAGGGTAAGGACGATTTTCTTGATCCGTATTTGTCTGGAAACTACATGATAACGGCAATCATGCACAATGTTGTTTCAGGAGTTCACACGATGAGTGTCACGATCTCTCGTGATTCATACAGCGAACCCCTACCCGACAAGAAAGCAAAGAACATATCATGAACAACGAACGAGCAGATTATGTTGGCCTAGATCAGTTTGTTTGGTGGCATGGTGTGGTGGAGAACATCGACGATCCTTTGAAATTGGGTCGTGTGCGTGTGCGTATTTTGGGTTGGCACACCGACAACAAAACAAACTTCGGAATTCGAACCGAGGATCTCCCGTGGGCGCAGGTGATGCAGCCCGTGACAAGTGCGTCAATGTCGGGTATCGGCAGATCTCCTACTGGGATGCTTCAGGGAACATGGGTAATTGGATTCTTCTTGGACGGGAGAAATGCACAGCAGCCATTGGTCATGGGGACATATGGTGGGATTCAAAAACCCGACAACATCAAGCAGCCAAGACGTGAGTCAACCATTGACGAAGTTGCTGCATTTGGGACATCTCCGACAATAGAGGAGGACATCCCACAAACACCCTATGACGATCTGAACACAGGCAAAACGAACAACCGATTGATGAATCGTAACTTGGGGTTTCGTGACCCCGACAATGTCTATCCTGTCGAAGGTAGAATGAACGAGCCTGACACCAATCGCCTCGCACGAAACGAGAATGTGGAATGGACGGTGGTGCAAAAAAAGAAGGATAGTTTGGTTGGATGTGACTCTGCGCTGTATGGGTATTGGGAGGAGCCTGTGACTCCATACGCAGCCAAGTACCCACACAACCATGTGACAGAAACAGAATCGGGTCACATTTTCGAGGTCGATGACACCCCAGGACATGAAAGATTGCACACCTATCATAAGTCAGGATCATTCACAGAGATTCACCCCAACGGAAGCGAAGTCCACAAGGTTGTTGGCAACTGTTGGGATATCGTCCTTAACGATAGGATGACCCTCGTGCGTGGGCATTTGGCATTCAATGCAGACAAGACTGTAAAAATTCGGGCAGGAAAGCATCTAGAGGTTGAGACTGATGGTGAGATGAGAATTCTTGTGAAGGGCAATGCCATCATTGAAACTCAAGGCAATTTTCTTCACAAATGTGGCGGCAAATACACCGTAGCAAGTGAAGGCAACATGCTTTTTGTTGCACCGAGAATTGACCTCAATCCATCGGGATCGTCAGCCACAAAAATCAATACGCTGCTTTCTAAACTACGATCAACAATCAAAAAGGTATTCAATCGAGATCGCTAATGATTGGACCAACCCCATACAAATCCCTTGCTCCGAAGTCATCGGACACTAAGCCACCTCTTCCTGCTGTTGGGGGAATTGTTGCTCCTGCGTCCTTGAAACTGAGGGGCGAGGAGTTTCTTGGGTTGGCTGAAGCCCCAGAGGTAGAGGTTCCGTCCACATATGACGAGGCTTTGCGAAATGATGAACTCCTCGAAAACATAGAACTACTCAACGAAAACACTCTAGAAGTGTTCCCTAACGAAGGAACCAAAGATGAGATTGCATTCGGGGTTTCATCCGCAAAACAGACAGATGTGAGAGCCTTTGGTGGCAATGTGGGAAAATCTGTTTCCTCGCAACCAATATCCGCCACGACTCCACTCACGACAGAAGAGAAGCGGGTTGTCTTGCAGAACAGCGTAGTCGTTGCTAAGACTTCGGAAATCGTAGCAGGACTAACAGGGTTTGTCCGAAGAGGAAACGATCTAGGGTCAAAATTGCACGGAGTCGTAGCAGGACAGACACTCCTTCAGACGATTCTCACAACCACCATAGATTTAGACTCTCCTGCTGCGGACATAATCGAGCCTGAGGAGTTTGTTTTCCCAATCACACCAACTATCATTGATGGGGGGGATTTCTAAATGCCAATGACTCATAGCGGGGCGCACCCCATTGAGCATTACTACCCTGGTGGGTTTGGGAGTGCAGGATCAGACTGCTCCTTCACATGGGTTCCGATTGTGCAGACAATCCCAAATGACATATTCGAGTACGAAACTGTGGGGGAAAACAAATGTATTCAGATGGCTATTCATGCTGATTACACCGAATGTCTTGAAGACATACTCGCCGAGACCTATGTGACCCCACCAGGAACGAGTTCGATCTCCCCCTCATGTTGTGATGGAGGGGTGGGCGCACTCAAGTACGCCGTACTTGGTGGAGAGTTTCCTCCTAGCCTCTATCTCAACATAGACACAGGTGAGATGGTGGGAGTGATAGACGGCATCGAGGTTTCTGCCGCCAAACGGTTGGGGGTTCCTCCAAACTTCAAGTTTGATGAGACCAACTATGCACAATATGCAGTTTCGGGGTTGAGCCTGATCTGTCAATTTCGGGTATTTGATTCAGGAAACACCTCATCTTACAACGACATCGAAGCCCTAATCCCAATTAGCACAAACTGGAGTGCGAGGCGTGATAAGTTTGTCCTAAATATCGAGAATCAGTTTTACCTCGATGGCAAGCCTGTGACAAACAAGACTTACATCAAAGGTGTCAAATCAAAAGGTTATTACCCAGGTCCTGGGTGTTCGTAGGAGTTTCACGTTGCCATCAGTTCATCGATTACGAGACATATGTACGGGTCATGCATGCTATCCCCCACGAAAGAACCGCTCTGCTTCGGGGAATGTCATCGTGAACAGTCGGGGATGGCACAGAAAGGGTGATGGCTGGCAAGCGCATTGCTGTTGCTGCTCGTGTCACTCTAGTGTGACAGCAGAGGGATCATCTAGTGTTTTCGTTAATAGTCGGGCTGCTTCCCGAATCGGAGACCCAATTCGGTGTGGTTCGGCGGCGGCTACAGGTTCAACTAATGTCTATTGTGGAGGATAATAATGAGTAATTTGTTAGACACATTCTCTTCTTGGCCTATATGGTTTGATTTTGGTGGAGCATTGACTACCTTGTTGCTTGGTGTTTGGGGAGGAATACGATATTCCAACAAGAAACTGAAGGACAATGATCACAAGGAAGCAGAAATTTCCCCAAAATTTCAACAACAACAAAATATCGTACACGATTCTTTGGTTGCTTTGTGTGTGCGAGCGAATGCAGATAAAGTGAAGATTGGGCAGTTTCACAATGGCGGGAAGTTTCTTGATGGCAGTTCCATGAAGAGGTTCTCGGTGACACATGAATCTTGTGATATTGGGGTTCCGTTTGATGGAACTCACCTTCAGAACATCGTGGTGACGGTTTTGTGGGATTTGATTGTGTGTTTGAAGCAAGATGCCCCCAAACTTCGGTTCACAAAAGATTTGCCTGAAGGACATTTTCGTTCATATAACAAGGCTCACGGAATTGATGCTTTTATGGTGCTTCCTATTCACAAGCACGATTTGATAACTGGGTTTCTGATGGTTGAGTGGTGTGATTTGGACAAGATTCCTGAACACACATCTAGGGCAGAAAACTATATTGAGGAATACAGATCAATTATCGAGGTAGAACTTCTCCTCAAATAACCTATGCCAAAGTTTAACGAAAATTTTGCTGATCTAGACCTCAACTTTGAGCGCAACATCTTCACGGGTGATGTGAACCTAAAGACAGGGGAGGAGGCAATTCGTCGTGCATTGAAAAGCCTAGTGCTTTTGAAGGCAAACGAGAAGCCGTTTCATCCAGAAATTAACGCAGGGATTTCTGATCTTCTATTCGAGAATGCTACACCAATCTTGATGGAAGAGATCAAGCGCAGAATCAAACAAACCATCCTTCAATTTGAACCTAGAATCTCAGGATTGAAGATTGACATGGAACACAACATCGACAAGAACGAGGTGTCTGTGAAAATCTTGTACACCATTCGGAACATTCAACAGGTATTCAACACAAGTCTATCACTTCAGAGGACACGCTAAATGGCAAACACCCCAATCCGTGATCTCGATTTCGATCAAATCAAAAACAGCCTAAAGGACTTCCTGAGAGGGCAGGATAAGTTCAAGGACTACGATTTTGAGGGTTCAACCATGAACATCCTCCTCGATCTCCTAGCGTACAATACACACTATCAGGCATTCTATGCCAACATGGTTGCCAACGAAGCCTTCCTTGACTCTGCTGTGGTTCGCAACTCTGTGGTGTCGCTTGCCAAGCAGTTGGATTACCGCCCAAGATCAAAGAAGGCGGCACGGGTGCAGGTCAACATACAACTCAGCCCAAATTCCGACAACAGAGACATACCAGCATTGACTTCGGTTTTGAGTGGAAAAGAATACATCGAAAGTGGAACAACATTCTCAGCAAGAAACTCTTTGGGTAAGTCTATTTCCTTTGTTGTTTTGGATAACTACATTTTTCGTGTCGTAGATGGCAAATACTTTGTTCTTGGTGCAACTTTGTATGAAGGAAGCCTGAAAACTGCATCATTTATTGTGAACTCCAAGGATGTATTGCAAAAATTCATCATTGAAGATCCCAACATCGACATCGACACGTTGACGCTACGAGTTCAGCGTTCTGTGACAGACACCAGAGGAATTTCTGACCTATGGGTTCGTGTTGCCGATGTTAATAGATTGACATCGGATTCTACCTCGTTCTTCGTTCAGGAGAGCGAAAATGGGAAGTGGGAGGTTTATTTTGGGGACGGAATCATGGGTCGGTCTGTCGAGAACGGCAACCTCATTTCTATGGTCTATCTCCGAACAAATGGTGTGGATGGTAACGGAATTGGGGCAACAGATTCATTGCAGAATGCCACCTTCTCCACAACCAACTCCGAACATATGGTTAGAGTTGTCGCCAACGCAGAGGGCGTTCCACAACCATCTTTCGGAGGAACAGAACCTGAAAGCATAGATTCGATCAAGTACTATGCTCCTCGTAACTATCAAGCACAAGACCGAGCAGTCACCGCCGATGACTATCTTGCCATCCTTGCTAGGGAGTATGCTATGAAATCCGAATCGTTCCTTGTGTGGGGGGGCGAAGAAAACGACCCACCAAAATATGGGAAAGTGTTCATCTCTATCAAGCCAAAAAACTCAGCCAAGTTGTCAATTACAGAGAAGCAAGCAATCTCCAACACGATTTTGGGGCAGAGAAATATCCTCACCGTCACCCCAGAGGTGGTGGATGCTGATGTGACGTACATCAACCCAAGTGTCACGGTGTATTATGATCCGAAGGCAACCACGGCAACTTCTGAGATTCTTGTGGTGGGTATCAGAGACAAAATTACAACATTTGGGGACACATATCTCGATCAGTTCGGAAAGAATTTTCGACAGTCAAAGTTTAACTCATACATCGATGGTTTAGATCCTTCTATCAATAGTAGCAGGACAACCATCTTGCTAGAGAAGAGAATCGAGCCTCAGTTTGGTAAATCCCTTCCCTACACAATCAAATACGACAACAAATTGTCTCATCCTGTTGATGGGTATCCGTCGATTTTGGACTCCACCGAATTTTTTCACGCAGATATGACCTCGAAGTTGGTGATCAAGCCGACAGTTTCTGCCAAACTTGACGATGATGGTTATGGGAATGTTCGCATCTACAAGAAGATCGGCGAGAATCGCATTTACATGAATCGTAAGGCAGGAACAATCAACTATGAACTGGGAATCGTTGAACTTAAAGCATTCTCTCCGTTGGGTATTCCTGACGGATCCGTGGAAATAGAAATGACAGTAATCCCTGATCGTAATGACATCTTCGTCCGAAGAAATCAGGTTCTAGTCATCAATCCGTACAAGATTGGTGTGTCTGTTGTTCAGGAAAAGACAAACATTGATCGAAAAGCAAGTGATTCTGGGTTCCCGTTTGCAACATAACTACTAAGTCATGGAACAAGACTCTTTTAATCAACTTTCGAGCCTCGTTGAGGGTCGCCTTCCCGAATTCGTTCGTGTGGATCATCCCACACTTGTTGCGTTTTTGGAAGCATACTATGAGTGGTTGCAGATCAAGGATCGGTCTGGTATTATCGTTAGTCCGATGGTACTTCGGGATGTCATTGACATCGACTCAAGCATGGATGAGTTTCTCACTCATTTCAAGCGAGAGTACCTTCTCGATTTCCCTGAACAACTAGCCATAGCAAAATCAACAGGAAAGCCCGTTGATGTCCGTAAGTTGATGAAAAACATCAAGTCTTTCTATCAGGCTAAGGGAACAGAGAAATCCTATGAGTTCTTGTTTCAAATTCTGTACAACACATCTGTAGAATTCTACTATCCAAAGAAGGACATCTTGCGGGTGTCTGATGGTAAGTGGTATGAGAAAGTGTCGATTAAGATAACAAACGCCATCGGAGATCGTATTTTCGATTCCGTTGGAAGAATAGTCTATCAGAAAAATTCAGAAGGGAAAATCGTATCATCTGCAAAGGTGATAGATGCGACTCTTTATCAGCAAGGACAGTACGAAGTTGCTGAACTGATTCTCACAGGGAGAAACGGAACATTTTCTATCGGTAGAGAGATTTCTTTTGATATCGAGAACGAAACATTACAAGAACTTCGGGTTTATAGTGTAATTGGTTCGGTCACAATCAATGATGGCGGCACAGGATATGCTGTTGGGGACAGAGTTCTCTTCTCATCGGTGGGTGGGGACAGCGGTGAGGGGGCGATTGGTACGGTCTCTCTTGTTACGGCTGCGGGAGCAATCCGCCGTCTTCGGATGGATAACTTTGGTATCAACTACACAGCAGTTCCGACAGTACAAATACAATCGTTTGGGGGTAGCGGATTTTCTGGAACAGCAGTTGTTTCCTCGACATGTCAGTCAGAAGGATATTACCTCAATTCTGATGGTCGTATTGGAACAAATAAGGTCTTGCAGGACAACCACTATTATCAAGACTATTCATATGTCCTGAAAACTGAAGTCGTGGTTGATGAGTATCGGGATACACTTCGCCGTCTCATCCATCCTGCTGGCACAGCAATGTTTGGTCAGGTTCTCATCAAGAGATGCTCACGGGAGGATGTGTTCAATTCCTCGGCACTCATTCGATATGAAGTTCCGATTATCGGACATTACATCCCATATACCTTCACAACATATGAAAATTTGCAGGATTGGTTCTCTACTCCAGGCACAGGAAACAACACAGGCACAAATGTTGTTGCTGGGTATGATCCGACACTTCACGATGGATATATTCATTGGGGAGGAAATGATGATTTTGGGATTCCACTCAGCGGCAATCCGTTTAGGTTTAATGCACCGTTCATAAATGCAACAGGACCAACATATTCGCCGCTTGGTCTTAGTGGATTCCAAAATGCAGACCCATTTTGGATTGTATACGAACATCCAAACAGGAAAATATCTGAGAGAGTTATCGCACAGATTTGGAGAGGTCAGTTAGCAGATTTTTCTAGGTGGAATGAGCGAGTCACTGTCACGGGCGGACAAATGGCCGACAGTTGGTGGGACGAATTTGAGAACGATCCAACACTCAACAAGAAATATGCGTTCCTTCAATACGACAAAAACTCAGCATTCCGAAAGATAACAGCCAGATCATTTTTCAATATGCCAATCGGAGAGGGGTTTGATTGTAGGACAGAATCTGTTGAAAAATGGGCAAAACCTTTGGTGAAGATACACAATCCACTCAATGGAGAAACGATCACAAGTGTGATCAGCGCAGATTCTCCGTTGAATGTCCAATTTACCATTGAAAACTTTGAAAATCTTGCGCTTCGTTTTGGTGGTAAGTTTGTTCGTGTTTGGTTGGATGGGTCACATCTTATTGTGCTAAATTTGGGTGTTTTCACGACACCAATAACAACCTTGTCGGGAGGAGTGCATAACATTTTGGTTGAGGTTCTTGACGAGAATTACGTTCCCCTTATGGGAATGTCTGATAGTGTTGTTTTTGGTATTGATTCCTTTGTTTCGTGTTGTTCAGCGGATGGGAATGTATGTGCCAACAAAACAGTCAGCGATTGTGTTGCTTCTGGTGGAAGAGTGTTGTCAAATTGTGCCGATTGTTTCCCGCCTTCGATTTGTTGTAATTCCCTTTTGGGTTTGTGTGTAAAAGATCTGTCTCCGACAAAATGTTTGCAGAATTTGGGAACTGTATTGCCTGGGACAAATTGTGATGATTGTGCGACTGCACCTTCTATCCTGTGTTGCATTCCCCCTAATGCGACGTGTGTGAGTGTATCTACCAACGGAGAATGTGTCCTTATGGGGGGGGTGGTTGTGTCTTCATGTGTTGATTGTGTTCCTATTGCTCCTGTGGTTGGTGTTTGTTGTGATTCAACTCAGGGCGATTGTGTGATCAATGTTTCCCCTTTCGTGTGTGAAACCATTTTTCAAGGAACATCACTTCCAGGAAACACATGTGATGTTTGTGATACTTCACGCAACGTAAACTGTTGCAGCGGAGATGCGACAGGAATATGCACAAGAGATCAAGACGCAGAAGAATGCGAACAAATCGTCAATGGATGGGTTGTTGATGATTGTTTGAGTTGTTTTACCACATGTTGTTTGCCAAACGAAACGTGCCGATTGAACCTAAGTCCTGAAGAATGTGCAGGATTAACTGGAACCTTTTTTGCCCGACAAGCAGATTGTTCGTTGTGTACTGCTGTTGAGGTTGAGTGCTGTTTATCCGATGGATCTTGTGTGCCTGACACAGGAGGCGGAATATCATGTTCTCAAGCAGGGGGCAGTACCACAATACCATGTGCCGAATGTATGAATAACAGAATTGTGAACTGTTGTAAGCCTGGTTTTGTGTGTGCATCTGATGAGACAGCAATAGCATGCACCACTTCAGGTGGGACTGTCCTCAAAGAGAATGAAAGTTGTGAGAACGATTGTTTTTCGCCTGAATTTAAGATCTTGGTTGACTCAATCCCAACCACAGGTGATTTGATTATCGACAACACATACCGCAGCATGTTCGCAAACTTGGGTGTGGGGATGGTTCACACTATCAATGTGGGAGATGTTATTGCCGTAGGAGGCTTTCCCACACAAGTTATGCTTGTGAACCCTTCTGTCCTTGGTGTGGGTGGTGTTGTCCCAAATATTAGTGCGATTATGAATTTTCTTTTGTCTCGGGGGATAGAACTCAATTCACCCACTACACATTATGTTTCCTTCAATTTCAGCAAAACTGTGTGGGAATCTTTGGTGTTGGGTGTGGGAGATGATGTTGTTAATGGGACTAATAGTACCAGTATCATGGATGCTGTGAGGCCACTTATTGCTATTTTAACCTCTATTTTTGGTGCGAATGTTCATTTTTCGGTTTCAGGATATCCCTCCGTGCAGATTTTTTCGGGCAATTATGGGGGAAGTCCTAACGACCCTAACGGAGGGTGGTATCAGACAACATCGGAACTACAACAAGCAAGAATCGATTGGTCTGCTCAACAATTTGAGCCAGCATATGTCCCAACATCATTAAATGGAGTGGGACTTGGTTGGTCGAATCCTCAGTTGGTTGACTATTCCCCAACACAGGCATCGTTTAATGGTGGACTCTTGATTCCCTCAGATAACGGATTTGATGGGGTTGATTTGGAATATCAATTTGATAGACAGGGACAAAGGTTCTACAAATTCCGAAGGGCAAATGTACAATCTTCTAATATCATTGAGGCAGAATTGGCTCTTGGTTTGAATTATGAAACAATCCCAATGGTTGATCGGTATTTCTCAGGGAACAGTAATGATGCAAACTTTTACTACAAGGACGGGACAGGTAGACTAATCCCATCTGATGATGTGGTTGGCTTTGTTGGAGAATTGAAGAGTGACCCTTTGGTCAATATTAATGGAATTTTTCTCCACACACAAACAAAATACATGGCAGCAGATCTCGCATGTATGCCAACAATTTCTGTGCCTGGAGATGTTGACTTTGTGGTTCCTCTATCAATCCCAGAATGGGGATCGTGGTTTACAGGAACGGTAGCCCAATGGCAAAGTTATTATTCAACATTCTCAATTGAACAAAAGAAAGTTCAAGAGAGGATTCGAGAATCTTCTGTGCTTCTTTTTTATGCTGGTGTCCCTCCCTTTGATGTTAGTGGGACTGCTGCCCCCTTGTTGTTTAGTGGGTGGGGCGATCCTGAATTTAAGGTTGACTTGATTATGAAATACAACGATTACACTCTAAACATAATTCAAAGGATCAGAAACCTTCCATAAAGGTATCTAAATACGAAGCCATGGCATATTGCGATCCATTTCGACAAAATCATAAGCGTTTCATCGTCAATACGATGATTGATCAATATAACGATCTCTCAGACGAAAACTTGTTTTTGTCTATTGGAAAGGTGACTCCATGGGGAGCAACAGCAGGAAACGACATTCCTGTTTCTTCGGTTGATTCGACAAAGGACGAAATTGATTTTTGGAGAGGAATGGTAGCAACAAAACGAATCAATCGGTCGGATGTTTCGTTGGTGATTCGTAGAGTGGAGTGGACATCAGGAACTTCATATTTTCCATACAGAGATGGGTTGGATCTGTTTGACGATGCTCAACCCGCAGATTTTTATGTGTTGGTTGACGAAGAACGTGTGTATGTGTGTATTGATAACAATTACAACGCAATATCTCTGATACCGCCTACACATACCGACAGCATTGTTCGTAAACTTTCTGACGGGTATCGTTGGAAGTTTTTGTATCAAATTCCTGAATCTAAGCGCAAGTTTTTGACTCGAAGTCGATCTGGTGTTCTTGGATATATGCCAGTCGAGTTTGTAGAATCTCTAAAAACAAACGACGATAGAACTCTTCAATGGGGTGTGCAACAAGCGGCTGTCGGGGGAAAGATCGACTTCGCATACATCGACGAGGGGGCAAAACAATATTGGATAACTACTCCCTCTTGTGTCCTTCCCAATATTGGGAACTTGGTGGTTGCAAATGTTGCTCCAGGAGCAACATCTATTCAAATATCATCCTCAGAATTGACCGCATCTCATACTCTTTATGAAGGAATGCTTCTTTCTATTGATGGAGGGCCTGGCCAAGGACAACGTAGAATCATTGATCAGTATACTTGGTTGGGTTCTACCGCATTGGTTGTTGTGTCGCCTCTTGTGTTGGGTCTTTCTGGAGCGGTAGTCCAAGAAACTCAATCATATTTCAGCATTGTTCCAAATGTTGTGGTGGATGGAGACGGATCGTCAAACAATAACACAAATAACCCATCATCAAAAACCGCAGAATTTATGTTGAAGTTTGGTGCGACATCAGAAGGAGAAGGAGACTGTCAGAACTTCACTCCCAAATTTGTCACAGGCATAGAGATTGTCGATGGCGGAAAAGAATATACATTTGCAAATCTGAGTGTTCCTATCGGACTTGCACACATCCAAAACACACCATCAGAATTCCTAGATTTCTCGCAAAGTTTGCATGCAGTTATACCTCCCGTAGGAGGACACGGGGCAAACGCACCACGGGAACTTGGATCTTCTAGTTATATGGTAGTCAAGGAATACAATCAAGACGAAGATGGTAATGTGGATACCGATAATGATTTCCGACAATTTGGAATTCTTCGAAATCCGTTGTTGAGCGACACACGAAAACAAGTGAGAATCAAGTTCTATCAGCCAGGATTGTCTGGAACGTTTGCAGTTGGTGCAACAGCAGCACAGGTCGGTGGTCCCGTTGGAGATGTTGTTTCTTGGTGTCAAGGAGCGGTTGGTACGACAGCAACAAGCGAATTGCTCCTCAACAACATCAGAGGGGGAACTTTTTCCGCTAGTGGTGTGATGAATGGTTTGACTGTGTTTGATGTGGTAACAAACACTTATGCAGGAACAGAAGGCAGACATCTGCTGAAGTTGACTCTATCTCCCGTTAATGGAGAGTTTTCGTCGAGTGGTACAACCTATCTGAAGAAACACTTCGCTCACGGTGTCGGTGATATTGCAACAAATATCCCACAATCGAGATCGTCGGGGGAAATTTATTGTTGGGAACCCACTCTCGGGTCGAACCTATCAGGATCTCTTTACTTGGAAAATTCTAAGGGAAATTTCACAATAGGGGAAGGGGTTCTCCAAACCGACCCATATTTTGGTGGATCTAACGGTTTGTCTGGTAATGGAAAAGTAACAGCATACTCGACCTCACTTGAGCATGTGCCCGAAGTATACGATCTCACCACAAAGGTCACGTTGGTTGGAGAGAATTTCACATCACAGACATTTATTCGGGACGGAAGAGTAACTCTTGTTTCTGGATTGACCTCCGCAAGTGGCCATATCGTTGATTGGATATCCGCACAAGGGGGAACAAATGGAACAATGTTGCTTAGTGGAGTTCATGGAAGTGTTTTAACAGGACAGAATGTTACCTATGCTGAATATGGATTGACTGGAGCATTGATCGATAAGGATGCTTTGGTGCAATCGATAGACCACCTAAGCGACCTGAAGTATAGGTCTGGTGAGGTTCTATACATACAGAATATCAAACCAATTTCGAGAAATATTGAGCAAAGAGAAGAGATTAAACTCGTAATAGAGTTGTAAGGTAAGAAGAACATATGCCATCATATATCCCCGAACTTTTCAACACAGATCCATACTACGACGATTTTAACGAGAACAAGAAGTTCCTTCGCATCATGTTCCGTCCTGGTTATGGTGTTCAGGCTCGTGAACTGACCCAAATGCAGACTCTTCTTCAGAACCAAATCGAGAGATTTGGTGGTCATGTCTTCGAAGAAGGTAGTATGGTTCTTGACGGCAAGATCACCGTCAACAGTCTTCGATATGCCCGTGTGACGGGACTTTCAGGAACATCAGACATCACAGATTTCATTGGAACGGTGATTGGTAGCCCTGATAGAGCAAGTGGAAAGATTGTGTATGCAGAGATGGGGTATACTTCGTCTTCGGTTGATAACATCCCTGTCATCTTCTACGAGCACCTAGAGGGGGGCACAGGCTTCGTTTGGGGAGACATGATTGGAGGTACTGCTCCGAACGGAACTTACCTCACAGCAAGCCTCACAGGGGCAACCTCGGGGTCTTTGCCTAGCGTTGGTGGTAATGCGTTGGTGGTTTCTGTTGATCGTGGAGTTCGTTTCGTTGAGGGCTTCTTTGTTCTCAACGACAGACAGTCTATGGGGTCTTATTCTTTGTCGGGTGATGTTGGTAGTGAGGTGCGTGTTTATGAAACCCCAACCACTCGTCTCGGGTTTGACGTAAACAAAACATTCATGCAGTCGGAGGAAGATGGAACTCTGAATGATCCTGCCTTCGGTTCGTACAACTACAATGCTCCTGGTGCGGATCGTTTCTTGATTGACTTGAACATCTCACAGAAGACATTCGATCCAACCGACACAAGTACAACAGACAATTTTGCCCGTAAAGATTTCATTGAGTTCCTTCGTCTTGTTGACGGATCTCCGATCAAGATTGAGAAGTATCCTGACTATGCAGCGTTGGAAGACACTCTCGCTCGTCGTACCTATGATGAGTCGGGCAACTACACAGTTCGTCCGTTTGAAGTAAATCTACAAAATGGTCCTGGCGCAACAAGTGACGGTACAACAGGAAATTTGTTGGCAGAATTGGAGCCAGGTAAGGCTTATGTTTTCGGCTATGAGTTCGAGACTCAAGGCATTACTCGCCTTCCTCTTAGTGTTGCTCGTGGGGATGACCATGTCCGAACGATTGATGACAAATACTTCAACCGTTCTCTTGGTCCTTATTGCCGTGTGCAATTCACGGGGCTAAGTGCTTCGCTGACTGCTCATGTGGGGCTTGAAGAAGAACAAACGGTCTATATCAGTCGAGGCGCAACAGGAACAGCACAAAACCAAATTGGAACGGCTCGTCTTCGTTGGATTGAACCATACACCGCCAGCGTGTATAATCTACATCTCTTCAATGTTGAAATGTCGGGAACAGCATCTTTCGACGAAGCCACCCGACTGTTTCTTTCTCCGACAGGTTCGACTCATGCGTTCTCACTTACAGGCTCTGATGGGCTGATCAATCTACAAAACGGCAATCTTCTCTACGAGTTCCCAACAGGGACTCGGGGCAAGACCGTATCTGATGCAAGTTACGCTATCGGCGGGTTCTTTGAGGTCACAATCGGGGCAGGAGAATTCTCCACGATGGGTATCGTTGGTGGGAACGGTGTGTCTCGGGGAACCCTCAATGTTACCGATTACACGCTCAGTTCAACGGATGTTTCTTTCTCTGTTCCTGCGGATTACACATCGCTTCCTGATGGCGACATTATGGCATTCAATCGCAACGGGGTTGCAATCGGCGGTACTGCATTCCGTACATCTACGCAGCAACTTGATCTTACCCTTTCGGGCAATGGAGTTACCAATGGAGAGAAGATCTTCATTGTGGCTAGCATTGATGTCAACTCGGTTGCATTTCCACACAGTCGTAGAGACAAGACTAAGATCACCGAAGAAATTACTTACGGGGCTGCGGGATTCACGGGAACATTCCAAGGACTGACATCTGATCAGTACGGGAACACCGTTCTCTATCTTGCAGGAAAGGTGGATGCGGTTGAAGTTCTGTCGATTACAGGAACGAAGGACACCCCAATTCAACTCAGTCAGTACTTTGCCTTTGATAGCGGACAGAGGGACAATCTCTACGATTGGTCTAGACTTGTTCTTAGTGTGGGTGTGACGGGTGTAACGGGACCATACCAAGCGACCGTTGTTCGATATGAAAGAGCAGGAGATCGTGGACCCTTCACAGTCGATTCGTATCCTTCGCCTTACTCCGACATTCCAACCTACATCAGCAAGACAACAGGAAAATCTTACGATCTTGCAGATGTCGTTGACTTCAGACCTGACCGTGGGCCAAGCGGAAACATCGTCGGAAACCCATGGTTCCCGATCAACACGGCAGCAAACGATCAACTGTTTTCGTACCAACACTATCTGTCCCGCACCGATAAGATCGTCTTGACTCGTGATCGTGCGTTCAATGTTATCAAGGGAATTCCAAGCCTCGATGGGCAGACTCCTCCAGATGACCCAAATGCAATGACACTCTACACAGTTACGATGAATCCGTACACTTTCAATGCGAAAGATACCTCGATTCGTTTCGTGGAAAACAAGCGATACACGATGCGAGACATCGGCGAACTTGAAAAGAGAATCGAAGCGGTTGAATACTACACCACTCTTACGCTACTCGAACAAGAAGCAAAATCACTTTCCATCGTTGATGCTAGCAATATCGAGATCCCAAAGAAGGGTATTCTCGTTGATCAATTCAAGGGACACAACATTGGTGATGTAACCAATTCGATGTACGCATCGGCAGTTGATTTTGAAAGAAATGAATTGCGTCCTGCCTTCACCTCCCGTGTGTTTGGTCTGACGGGTCCAATCGGAACCATCGGACTGACATCATCAGGTGATGGCATTCTCACCCTGCAATACACAACATCGGCTGACATTGCACAGCCTCTAGCAACGACATCTCTGACGATTAATCCGTCGAGTGTTTTCAATTACCTCGGATCTCTCTCGTTGTCTCCCGCAGGGGATTATTGGTTTGACTCAGGTATCACTCCATCAGTCAAGGTCAATGTTGATGGCGAAAACGATGCATGGCAGTCTGGTGAAGGATTTGGTTCGCAATGGAACGATTGGGAATCTCTTTGGTATGGGCGTGAGATTGCAAATGAAGCAAATACCAAGCAAAACAGCCCAACCAAGAACTCGATTGTTGCGGGAACAAAGGGTCTGAGCCTCGGCAACACCTTCAAGTCGGGCGTTCCAGAGGGCATTAAGCGCAAGTCGGCATCGAAGATCATTAATAAAAATGTTGTTCCGTTCATGCGTGATCAGGAGATCACAATGAATGCGAAGGGCTTGAAGCCAAACACCAAGTTTTATGTGTTTGTTGACGATCTTGACATCACAGCGTTTTGTACGGGTGGTTCGCAGATCACTTCGGCCAAGGGAGAGGTGAGTAATCTTCGCTACCTGATGAATCAGGACACAGAGAATGATCTGTTGACAGGTCGGCGTGTGTTCCGAATCACAGATAGTATCACAAACACTCCATCAAACACGACTATGGCAGCAGATGCCATCTTCAACTCGGCGGGGTCGGTTGATACTCTTGCAGAGGACAACATTCTTGCTACTCGTTCCGCAGAGATTCGCCGCCGAACGGTCAATTCGAACAAGGTTCAATCCAATCTTATCGAATTACTCTCAACCGATTTCTTCGGGTTCGTGGAGCCATTGAGCCAAACCTTCTATGTTGATCCTGTCAAGTATCCTGACGGAATCTATGTGAAGAAGATCGGGATTGCATTCTCGGCTAAAGATACGAACGGAAACACACCTGTCATGGTGATGCTCAAGCCGACACTTTCAGGCTACCCACACCCATCGAAGATTCTTCCGTTCGGACAATCAACCGTCTATGCGGAAGACATCACAACAAGTGAAGATGGATCTATCGAGACGCTGTTCTCATTCTCAAGTCCGATCTATCTTCTTTCGGGAAATGAATACGCAGTTTCGCTGATCACCAATAGCAGCAGTTTCGCTGTGTTTGGCGCAGCCATCGGCAATGAAATTATTCGGCTGTCTGAAGGAGAAATCGCAAAGAAGGCAACAAAGCAACCTGCCATCCGCAGTTTGTTCCTGCCGCAAAACTCAGGCTCCTTGACCAAGAAGGACACGGATTGTCTCAAGTTCTCGGTGCATCTGTGTAAGTTTTCACCACAATCTGGAAATATGACTTACGAAAATAGTCGTGAGACATATGCAACCGACACGAACTTCGATGTCATGCGTTTGAATGTGAACCATATCACCCCATCAAACACAACAGTCAATGTCAGCGAACGAGGATTGGTTGGTGACATTGGTGGATCGTTCATATCATCACAACCAAACAAGAACATTGATCGACCAACAAATCGTTCAAACCGAACGAAAACGGCGGCATCGAAATTCTCTGAGGTGACCATCAACATGGTGGGCAATTCTTATGTTTCTCCTGTGGTTGATTTGCAGACTTCCCACTACACCGTGATCAGCAATCAGATCAACAACAACTCAGTTCTTGGAACAAACAATGAACTGTTCCCAACCAATCTTGGAGCAACTGCACCAAGCGAAGCACGGTACATCACCAAGCAAGTGACACTTGAGCCTGGATTTGAGGCAACTGACATCCATGTGCAAATGTCTCTCTGTAATCCCTATGAATCAAGCATCCAAGTTTTCATTCGACCTCTTCCTGTGGGAGAATCTGATCACAGTAGCATTGGTTACACTCAGTTGACCGCAAATGATTCGGGGTACTCACAGAACACAGATGATTTCCGTGAGGTGTCGTTCACAACATTAACGAGTTTGTCGAAGTTCCGTGCCTTCGCTA